TACGATCCTGATGATAAGCACGTACCACCATAAAGGAGACCACGTTGGCGGAAGCTGATGCGTCCAACTTGAAAGGTAACGCAAAAGGCGTGGTGTATGACCCGGATGACACGGCGCGCACCACCATCAAGGAGACCACGTTGGCAGAAGCAGAGAGGATGAACGTGAATGGTCCTAAGAAGCTGACGGTGTATGATCCGGATGAAGTGGCACGCACCACCATCAAGGAGACGACGCTCGTAGATACACCCGCTGGCAACCTTCGTGCACCGAATATGGCGGGACATGTCTTCGATCCCAATGATCTTCCGCGCGAGACCATACGCCAAACGTTAGATGAAATCGATCGCGCCCTCAACTTGAAGCCCGGATTCACGGCGAGCATCGTATACGATCCTGAAGATACTCCTCGCGAAACTCAGAAAGAATCCTATGTGGATCACGAGTACATGGGTGTTGTGTATGATGTATTGCGTAAAGTGGGTGAAATGGGGAATTATCATGTCAAAGAAACCAATAAACAATACCTCTCCGACAACGAGTATATAGGTAACGTTCATGCAAGTGAAGGCGATGGCTACAAGATTGCTCCCACGGATTTACGAGATACTGTGCGCCAAGTCTTGTCAGATCACGAGTATTTTGGTGGGGTCAAAGACAATACCAAACAAAATGAAATAGAATATGATACCATTAAAAAGGGAGTGACGCGTACGATACGCGATACGCACCAGCTCAAATCGGGTAGACGAGGCCCCGTGCAAGAAGGTCAGAAGAAGACGGTGGGATCGAACGATTTCCCACGCCGCATGAAAAAACCTGGTAAAATGACGTTAGAAAACAATATAAAATTGTGCCAACGCCAGATAGAGCAGGGTATAAAGCGTGCAACACCGACACAATTGACGTCGAATGAACTGTTCGAAAAGCAAACCGTCCGCCGTAAAAAACCTGATTATTCTTGTGTGAGTAGCAATCGTCTTGATAATGATTCTGTGAATATGAAGGAGCAACTCAAGGCAAATCCATACATCAAAAGTATCGTGTAAAAATATATTGTAAATTATATTGCAAGTGTAAAAGAACGCAGATAGCATGAGCGGAGAAGTTTTACTCACACAAAGAGGTGAGCTTGTACAGGAACTGATTCTGGTGGCAAGGGACCGGTTCTTTGACATGATTACGCAAATTTACAACAAAACAAAGAAGAAGAGCCCCAAAAAAGAATATCTTTTGCGTAATTTCCAAGATGAGCTGGAAGAAATACCGGAGTGGACACCGGACGATGTTTTTGCGGAATCCAACCCTTCCTTTAGAGAAGTGAAGCGGGAGGTGACCGGACTTTTGACTACTATTCACGACCTGAACAATCAGCTCTTTCCACAATCTTCCGTTCATTCCGTAGATAACCGAACACATGATACCGAACAAGACCATTTTCAGCGTTTCGTAAAAATGGCCATGATTCATATCGCAAGGGAGTTTTGGAAAATGCCTTATTTAATGCATTCTTTTCATGATAAAAACCTGTTTACTATCAAACCCGAGATCGATAAGATAATCGTACAAGCCATCAAGACGACCATACGCCGACAGAGCACATTGACCATCGTATACGAACCAGAACGTTCCCAAAACGCCGCAGCCGTTCAACCACCTGCTGCGCCCCAACCAGCGCCACCTGTGCCACCTGTACCAGAAATTTCTCCTCCTGTGTCTATAGCGCCTATAGAGAGTGTCGAGCAGAAAAAAGTAGATCAGTCTTCTTTGATAACTGAACAAGAGCCCCGCGTCCCCGAAACTTTAAGTGTGACAGCGCCTGAACAAGAGCCTCGCGTCCCCGAAACTTTAAGTGTGACAGCGCCTGAACAAGAGCCTCGCGTCTCTGAAACTTTTAGTGTGACAGCGCCTGTAGAACAGCCCATTGAACAACAAAATGAACAATACACCGAGAATCCGAGTGCGGTGCAAACTCTCGGTACACGAGAGAGCTCTGAGGAAAATCGTCAGGAACCATGGCAAGAGCCCGTCAAAAATATCGAGACAGATAGCGATTCTGATGTCAGTAGCATTTCCACGCGATCAAATAGCTCGGTGGGATCTGATGCGTCGGATAAACATAAGAAAAAAGCGTCCTTAAACGCGTCAACGAGTCAAGAGAGTGCCGACGAAAAAGATGCGAAAAATATGGATGATGAATCACAGAAAGTAACCAAGCCGTTTTCCAAGCAAGAAGAAAATGAGGAGGAAAAAAAGGGAGAAAAGACCATTCCGCTCGACATCTTGAAGAAAGTTATGGAAGGCGTCGTCTCTCAAAAAAAGGAGAAGAGAAGGATCAAAAAGCCCAAAAAGATGAAGAAAAAGGGAAAAGGAGAGAAGAGAATTAAAGAAAAGAAGCGCCCTGTAAGCGAAGCCGATCTTAAGAAATACGAAAAATTCTTCGATCCCGTAGATAATGTGTGAATTCAAGACTATAAAAAATATCATTTACAAATAAACCATGTTTGAGAATATCTTGATGAAAGAAAGCACGTTAGTGACAGCATTTATCATTTCATGCATTTCTACCGTGATCAATATCGTAAGTTATAGTATGAGCAAGAGTCAAGAGGATAAAAGTAAGCAGTACTTTTCCATGGCGCTTCGCACATTCTTTTTGAGTTTTGCGGTTTTTTACGCGGCATTTTATTTCTTGTGTGCAGGGGATGAAAAGTCCCTGATGATGGAACATGTCAAGACAGGAGGGCCTACTTTCTAAGCGTTGTTTTTTTGCACAATTTTTTATTCACAAAGAGTAAGCAATATTGATCAGTCTCTCATGAAAAACTTGTCAGATAATGATGAAGTGTTTATCAAAAAGTTTGATCCCAAAACTATTAAACACGATAAAATTTTGATTTTTATCGGTTCACGTGGGTCAGGAAAATCATCTCTCTTGAAAGACATCATGTATTATCATAAAGACATACCTGTAGGCACTTGTATTTCCATCACGGAAGAGGCCAACCCCTTTTTCCGGCATTTCATGCCCAAGCCGTTTATTCACAAAACGATCAACATGAAAGCCGTGGAAAATGCGTTAAAAAGGCAAAAGATGATCAAAAAGACGCTTCATAAGGAAAAGAATCCCGATATCCGGAAAAAAATAGATCCGCGTGCTTTTCTGATCCTCGATGATTGTCAATGCATTAAAGACTGGACCAAGAAGGAAATCATTCGTGAAATCTTCTTCAACGGGCGTCATTACAATCTCATGTTCTTGATCACCATGCAATACTCATTGGGTATTCCTCCAGAACTTCGGACGAATGTCGATTATTCATTCATATTTGCAGAAACCAATATCGGAAACCGAAAACGTCTATATGAAAATTACGCTGGCGTGATACCTAATTTTGAAATGTTTAATCGTCTGATGAATCTGTGTACCAAGAATCACGAGTGTCTCGTCATCGACAATACCAGCACCAGTACAGAACTAGAAGACCGTGTTTATTGGTACAAGGCCGAATTCCATGAACAATTCCATGTAGGGTCTCCCAATTTTTGGAGTTACAACGACGATGCTTCTAGTGAGTCCGATGTCGAGACTGTTGAGCCCGTAGATACCAAAGATCTAAAACGCGAAATGTCACATTTGCGCATAAAAAAAAAGCATACATAAATTTTTTGCGGTTTGTTTATTTAGTACCTTCTTGTTTTCTCTTCTGTACCTCGAGGTCCAGATCAGACTCGGTATCAACCATGTCCTTGACGGGTTGCTCTTGGGATGTGGAAGGATAATCCTGCCGAATCTGCTCATCCATGCTGTGATTTACGCCGTTGTTGTTATCCTTGATGGTCTTGACCATTTCGTCCTTACGGCTTTGGTAATACATATCGGACTCTTGGATATTTTCCTTGTATTTTTTCATGAGAGTGTTGAGCTCTGTCTCACAATACTCTTGATTCTCGATATCGTTGACATTCGGGCTCAGAGGACACCAGCACCCGACTTGACCGATCATTAAGTTGAACTTGGGATCCATCTTTTTAATATGCTGGGCACGATTCTGTGCCTCCACGAGGGAATCATACACACCTCGAATCTTAATACCGCGAATGTTGGTAATGAAATCGTTCGCTTCAGTGTACTCCTTATCGATATCATCTCCATGTATGTCCTTGAAAAATTTGTACTGTGCATCCATATTTTGGGGTGAAAAAAGGTAATCATACCGTTCTTTAATACTCTGCAGTGCAGATACCATACTAACATCATCCTTAAAGCGTTCCATGGAGTTGTCAAAGAACAAGCGCAGGTCACCCGAAATATCTTTTAGAAATCGTGAAAAGACAAAGGCTTCTTTGTTGATGATGACATCTTCAGGAAACAAAAAGGACAAACACGCATAGTTTTGTCCTCGGATAGGTGGGTCTTGCTCCAGAAAGTCACGCTCTTTACAGGATACGCGAGCCATTTCTTTTTTGGTTGTGTTGTATGTTTTTATATTTACACATTCCTTTAAGCCTTTTTGGAAAATATAAAACATAAAAAATTTTCTCTCACCATTGTAAACATTACACGAAAACACCTATGCCTCACAGTGGCGAAAACAACTGTATTCAAATCGACTACATGGAATTTGTCAAACGCATTTTCCGCGTTTTGGTGAACGGCGTGGCCGTGGCTCTAGCAGCTTTTTTGATTCCCGAACCTAAACTCACGCTCCAAGATGTCCTCATGATAGCTATTGCTGCTGCTGCCGTACTCGCCGTTATAGATCTAATCTTCCCTTGTATCGGATTCTGCTATTCTGAAAAATGTAGCAGTACGGAGAATAAAGAAAAACTATAGACTACGAATGAATTCCCATCCAAGATCGCGGCAGATGAGCTTCCAGATTTCATCTTGCGCCAACAATTTGTCTCGACTCTTGAGTAAACTCACGGAGGCTAGATAATCGTCCAAATCCAAAAGCTGGAAAAATTTGTACAAGACGTAAGGATACGATAAAAAGTTCTTGCGACTCCGAGGTGAATATTTGAGAAAGGGTCCTTGTACTTGACGAAACATGTTGCGTAATTTTTCTTCCAACTCGGGCTCCAAGTTGGGATTAGGTAATCCATTCAAACGATATATGATATGCGGAATGTGTTCGTAATACTTGTTGAGGCGCAGCTTTTTGAGAATCTTACGTACCTTGTCCTGTGATAACGTCGCCATGTTAGAAATACGCTGCTTGCGAAGCTCAAATAAGATTTTGTCATAGACTTCATCCGGTATTTCTGTCGATTCCTTGCCTTGAATCTGCAAGATCCACTCGTTAAGGTGATTTCCCCTCTTGTAACAAAAATAACTAATCTCTTTGGGTGGATCTTTATAGGACGGTTTTTCATGTTCGATAATGATATTTTCCACGGTATTACAATTCATACACAAGAGATAGCCCTCGTTCGACATGAGTTCCATGTCTTGGCTCTTGCATACGGGGCATTGTGTAGACGCTTTGTAATGCATTTGCGGAATGAAATCTTTGTCCAAAATAGATAAATAGGCCTGGAAAAGGCTAGATTTGCTATTTCTATAGGTCTTTTGATTGTTTGAAGATGGTTCGGTGTTCAAGCTAGTGGTAGATGGAACGGCATCACTAGAAGATGCGGGTGTTTTTCGGAAAAAGCTTAAAATACTGTTCTCTTGTACGTTGTTCATCGTATTTTCACATTCGTTGTTTCCGCTCTCGAGTAAATTATAGTAATGAAACAGAATGTCACTCGTTTCCGTGTAATACATATTTTCATCGTATCCTTGTTTGCGTTTGTTCAGTTCTTCTTCGAGATCGAGCTTCTTGTCGACGAGAGAGAGACGCATATCGATTTCTTCTTCGGAAAGATGGCGTTCCTTTTTTTTATCGTCCCAAGATTGAATTTGTACGTGAATGTCATTCAATGCATCTTGAATATTTTTCATATGCTCTTTGTTTTCTTGAATCTTCTGTAAATTTTCGGTATGTTGAATGTCCAACGTCTTTCTGTTTTTTAGACTTTCTTGCAATCTCTTTTTTTGATTTTCCTCTTTTTTTTTGAGCATTTGATTGTATGAAGAAAAATCACATTTGCCTTAAGCATGATTTATATCAAAAAAAAGAAACAAACGCGCACATTTCGATAAATTAATCGCTCTCTTGCTCGCTCTTAGGACTCCATGTGTACACGATGGCGGAAATCACAAACATAGCGATCCACAGAACGGTGCTGATGGCCACGACGTAAGACCATACGAGGCAGTTTCCGGCCATCATACAGTTAATGCTATACACGGAGAGGATGATGGGAATAGTCATCAAGAGGAGGGTCACGATACGCTGCCCGGGGTTGTATTTGATGTACACCTTTTTCCCCTTCTTTTCATCGTATACGGGATACTCGAAAGGCAAGAGGATGATGATGGCCATGATGGCGTATCCGATGAGGGCGATGACGGCGGGTGCGTACATCTGGAAACCCATGACATTACGCGAAGTAGCATCGAGTTCAATGGGGGAAGGAATGTAGGAAGGGGATCGTGCATTAGACATTTTGCTGCTCATTTATATACTAGCAAAAGAAAAAAATCAGGTTAGTCACTTGTTATTTATTGCGTTGCAGCTGATATTTTTTTCTATGTATAAGGTATAAAAAACAACACAAAATGTCGGGAGGCCTTGACGAGATTGTCTAGGGCTTGATAATGTCATTTTCATACCAGGAAAATGGTGTTAGTAAAAGAGCAAAAAAGCTCTTTTGCGACAGGACCAAATTGCGGGAAAACCTTTAGGTTCCTTTTGACCACAAACATCAAGGTTAAACAAAGGGAATAAGGTCATCCGCAGCCAAAGACAGTTGGTGTACGTTCAATTTTACGTATATTTGAGCGTACACCGAATGTTTAGGTTCAGAGACTAGTATGGTTCTGGGTGCGTTCTTTTCTGAAAGGCGTGCTTAAGGTATAGTCCACACTCTTTTGTGAAAAAGAGTCTATGTATGGTATGCAACTCGTCGCTTACGGTGCTTAGGTAAATATCTTGGGCATCAACAGTGGGGTACGTTTTTTAAACGTATTGTTACCTGCTAGTACGATTATATAATATAATATCGTGCGAGATCATCAAATTGTTCGGAGACACCCGCTATAAGACGTTGTAACCACACCAAAGGTAATATAACAGCGTTTTGGGTAATCCGCAGCCAAGAGACGAGTTCTCGGGTTCAACGAGTAAACGGTGATCGGGGCAATCATGCCCTTAAGATGTACTCTTTCTTGCATAGAAATATGTGAGGTATCCAGCAGGATGTTTATCTGACGGGCAACCCTCAGATTACTTTTTGGAAGATTGTATACAGGCGCCACACCAACTTTGCCATCGAGTCTATCGAGCAGACCTTCAACGGTCAGGCCGACTGGTCTAAGAAGGTGACCTGCCCCATCTCTCGTAACGGTGATCTTATGTTCAAGACCTACCTACGTGTGGAGATTCCCGATGTGCGCATTTCTCCCTCCTCTATTGACAGCGACCACTCTGTGGGCTTCCGCTGGCTGAACAACCTTGGCCATATCATCATCAAGACCGTCGAGGTGGAGATCGGTGGCCAGAAGATCGATAAGCACTACGGCGTGTGGCTGCAAATCTGGAACGAGCTGACACAGTCTCCCGGTCACCAGATGGGATACGACAATATGATCGGCAACACCCCCGATCTGACCGAGTTCATGTACCTTACCAAGAAGCCTACCGGTACCGACAACATCTACCACGGACCCAAGGATAACTCAGGTAACCTGTTCGTCAAGGGCAAGCCTCTGTACATTCCTCTGCAGTTCTGGTTCTGCCGTCACCCAGGTCTGGCTCTGCCTTTGGTGTCTCTTCAGTACCACGAGGTCAAGATCACCTTGGAGTTCTCCGATGTCAAGGACTGCTACTGGGCTGCCACCAGTGAGTCTGTCGACTCCGATGATGTGCCCGTGGACTGGGTGACAAACATGGATGCAGTGCGCCCCGGTAGCCTGCCTTCCGCCGCCCTCTTTGTCAACTATGTGTACTTGGATGCCGATGAAAGAAAGCGCTTCGCTCAACTGAGCCATGAAGTGCTTCTGGATCAGCTCCAATTCACCGGTGATGAGTCCACATCCCAGCCCAATAACAAATTTAAGATGACTTTTAATCATCCAATTTCAGAATTGGTCTGGGTCGTGCAACCAGAGGACTTCTTCGAAGATGACGTAGAGGCCCGCGGTAAGCAGCACTTCAACTTCACCGACGACAGCGATGTGCTTGATGATGGCAGCATCGTGCGCGGTGGTGGCGCAGCAGGTGGTTCCCGCT